ACATTCTACGCTTTCCATATCTGCGGCCACAATGGCTTGATCTACACCTTTAACCATTTTAAGTAGGTCACGGCGGGCCACCTTATTTTTAACAGCGGCAATAGCACGTTCTGCCTGATCTAAGCGTTGAAATAATTCGTCCATTTTGTAATTATACTGGCTTTTGATTTTTAAGTCAATCTAACCGCTAAATACACTACTATGCCACGCTTATCGCTCTATCGCCCTAATAGAACCAATGATTACCAGTTTTTGGATCGTACCATATCCGAAATGTACACAGTTGGAGGTCTTGATATTTACGTCCACAAATACCTTGGACCCATTGTTGATCCAGATCAGGCCAATAATCCAGGTGATGCTACCCTTCCTATATATGACACCACTAACCCGTTGTTTATTGAAGATTTATTATTGTTAGAAAATCGAGACCGTGCATATGATCCAGATGTGTATGTCATGCGCGGTGTTTATCGTACACAAGATGTTGATTTTGATTTGACACAGTTTGGCCTATTCTTAAACAACGATACACTGTTTATTACATTTCATTACAATGACATGATTGACACGTTTGGTCGCAAATTAATGAGCGGTGATGTGATCGAGGTTCCAAACTTGACTGATTATCATCCACTCAACCGAGCTATCCCCAAGGCACTGCCACGATATTATGTCATCCAAGATGGCAACTATGCTTCGGAAGGATTTAGTCAAACTTGGTTGCCACACCTGTGGCGAATCAAGGCCACACCCATGGTCAATGCTCAAGAGTTTAGTCAGATTATTGATCAGCCATTCATGCCTGAAAATATTTGGGACAACGGAAATTTTTATCCGTCTGGCACTGTTGTTAACTATGGCAACACCTATTATCAAGCCGCACAAAATGTACCAGCTGGCACTGACATTACCAACACCTCTTACTGGACCATTATTACCAACCCATCCACTGTAGGTGATAATCAATCAACTCGTCCTAAAGATTTAGAAATCAACGATGCCTTACTGGTACAGGCACAAGCGGATGTGCCACTGAGTGGGTACGATGTTACAAAATTTTATATCTTGCCTACCAATTTAGGCCAACCAGCTGGTGCTGGAATTACAGCCGATGATACTTATCCCACTGTGGATGGCACACAAGGCGGCGAGGGCAACAGTCCTACTAGTTTTGGTTATACCATGGGGTATCTCACAGGGGATCAGTATGCGCCCAACGGATTGCCAGTGACTCCTGGTGTAAGTTTTCCTCCCAATCCGGTTGCTGGCGATTATGCATTGCGGTTGGATTATTTCCCCAATCGCCTGTTCCGTTACAGCGGCCGTGCTTGGATCAAAGTTGAAGACAACGTAAGAACTGATCTTGACCTGGCACAGGGTGCATTAACTCAACGTGCCAGCTTTGTCAACAATACTTACACTGTGTCTACTACAGATCAAGGCAATATTCCTAGTCGACAAAGTCTCAGTCAAATACTTAAACCACAAGCCGACAACGGTAACCAGGGCGGAAATATTACGCCACCTAACCCAAGACCTCCGGGGAGATAATTATCGCTCAGTTCTATTATGACGAACAAATTCGTCGCTTCCTACTACAGTTTGCCAGAATCTTCAGTAACTTTCAAGTTGAGTATGGTATTAATCAAGCTGGCAAAAATGATACGCTAGTTCGTGTGCCAGTGCGTTACGGAGATGCCAGCCGCCAAGCACAAACAATTATACAACAAAATTCAGCCAATGACATGCCTAGCACACCGTTGATGACATTTTATATTACAAGTCTTGACTACGATCGTCCTAGAATACAAGAACCCAATTTTGTAAGCAACATGCAAGTCCGGCAACGCACTTACGACGAAGCCACTGACAGTTACGAAACCACACAAGGCAATGCATTTACCATTGAAAGATTGATGCCAGTGCCGTACAAACTGACCATAGCATTGGATATTTGGACTAGTAATACCAATCAAAAAATGCAGATACTAGAGCAAATTTTGGTTCTGTTTAACCCTAGTTTAGAAATTCAAAGTACCGACAACTATATAGACTGGACCAGTTTGACTGTGTGTAATCTTGAAAGTGTAAAATGGAGTAGTCGAACAATTCCAGTTGGGCCTGACAATCCTATTGACTTTGCTACTCTTAGTTTTAGCATACCAATTTGGATTTCAAGCCCGGCCAAGGTCAAGAAGTTGGGTGTGGTTGAACGGATTATTGCCAGTGTGTTTGATGCCAACGGCGATGCTAGTAATGCTATACTTGACAATGACCTATTGTTAGGCACTCGTCAAAATATCACACCATATGGTTACCAAGTGTTGTTGATTGGCAGTAAGTTACAAGCATTACGAGAACAACAGGTAATAGATCAGCCCAATGACAGTCTAACTCCGCCAGACAGCCCGGAAAGTAATCTATTATGGCATAACGTAGTAGGCATGTATGGCACACTAAGAGATGGCATTAGTTTTGTTAAACTAGAACAAGATGATGGCTCAGAAGTGATAGGTCATGTAAGCTATGATCCAACTGATGATAGATTTTTATTGTTTACTGTGGATCCAGCTTCGGTTCCTGGCAATACACTATCACCGGTGTTGGCTGTGATTGATCCTTTACGCAGTGGGCCAGGTGCTGGACTAGCTGCCGCAGTTGTTGGACAACGATATCTGTTTACTGACGCCACTGGTTCATTTAATGATGGGTATGCAGAAGCCTGGGCTGGACTCAATGACCAGCCGTTGGTGGCCCATGCCAACGACATTGTAGAATATGATGGAACACGTTGGATTATTTCTTTTGACCATACTTCAAGCCCAGATAATATACAGTATGTTACAAATATCACTACAGAAATACAATATGAATGGACTGGATCCACGTGGATTAAATCGTACCAAGGGCTTTACCCTGGAGGCGCATGGACACTAGTATTATAACGGCTGTAGGAGTTTGGTTTTACGCAATCAATACTCGGCGATATCTATATCTCATGCGCAACGATCCAAAGCATCCAGGTGCTTGGGGATTGCCAGGAGGCAAAGTAGAAGCAGGCGAAACTTTACTGGCCGCCATGAATCGTGAATGTACAGAGGAAATAGGATTTGTTCCTGAATACTTTAGACTGATTCCTTTGGAAAAGTTTACCACTGCAGATGCAGGATTTGAATATCACACTTTTTTCTGTCTTGTTGACTATGAATTCCAGCCCACGCTTAACGATGAACACATAGGCTATGCTTGGATTGATTCAGGCACGTGGCCACGACCCATGCACCCAGGATTGTGGAGTACTGTAAATTTTGAAGCTGTGCAAAATAAAATATTAACTATCGAATCTACTGTTCAAACGTCGCAGTAACCAATAAAGTCTCGATAGGTCATGGTCTGGGTGTTGGCACAATTGACCCAGGCATCAGGCATGCGTGTAGATTCTCCAACTAGATAAAATTTAGTACCTATGTATGCAGTAAATATATTGCTAAGTTGTTGCATCCATTCATTGTGTCCACCGGCTGTTTCATCCGTGTAACCCAGCATGAATATTTCTTTGTGTCCATCAAATGCAGCAAGATATACCACGGTGGCTAGGTCAACCATTCTAGGTCGCAAGGGAATTAGATAAAATTCTCCCGGGTGAGCAATACAATAGCGTGGACTGGTGTACACAATGTTGTTGGTTTGGTAGCCAGTCTCTAAAATTTTATTTAAATTATCAACGTTGGTTTCCACAGCAAAGTCCAAGCGCATTTCGTGAGCAATGTCTCCAGTGCCATAGGTTTGTAATTTTTTACTACCTAATAATCCACCGCGATGGCGTTGTAGTATAGTGTAGTCAAACTGTGCGTGATCCAGGGTGCTGCCAATACAGGCCGCACGTCCACTGAGATGGTGGTTGGTAATGGGATTGTTAATCCATTCGCGAGTTTCAGATTTTTTACCACCAGACCATTTGGTTTCAAGAATTACAAACTCACCAAGGTATTCGGTTCTGTACCTTGCATCCATTAATTCCTGCCTACTGCTACTTCAATTGTGCCCACTGTTTCAGAATCGTATGCTTCAAGAGCTTTACCAATAATACAACCGGGTTGGTATTGCGACATATCTAACCGTGTAGCAGTACCGGGTGTTGAGCTAGCAACCAACCGATCGCCTTTGGCAATGGTACCAACTACATGGCACGGAACTCGTCCAACCAAGGCCACTTCTACGGCGTTGACGCAGGTAAGTGTACTGTTCATCAAGTAACTTGGATTGGTACTTACAATGCCCGCTACTTGGGTACTGTGTGATTGTGTTGTGGCAGTGACTTCTTGCTCTCCACCAAATTCTAATACAGTTCCAGGAGTGTATTCTGAGTCAGCACAGTACATCTCTGCCAAGTCAGAGTATTGTGCTGAAGTTGCCTTGGCAAATATGGTGTTGTAGCTGAGTGCAGCACTGCCAATATTGGCCGTGACGTTGGCAGTTGGCATGATGTTGGCGCCAGTATTGATATTTCCACTACCATTGGGCAACAGAGAAATATTGCCGTTGCTACTGGTAATAACACTTAATGCACCTGTGTCAACAATGTTACCAACAAGGTTTAAATCGCTGCCGGCAGTGACTGCCCCGGTTACACTGACACTGGTTCCTTGATAGACTTTATTAGTTATTGTTTGGCTAGCAGTAAGCCCGACGCTAGGAAATCCGCCCACTGTTGCGCCGTCGTTAACTACTACAATTTTATTAGTAGTATCTATAACCAATTCGCCCAGGGCACCTGTAAAAGCTGCAACCTGAACATTTGATCCTCGTCTGTATTGTACTTGTGTAGACATTTTTTATCCTATATCATATTTATGTTAGCTAACTACGTTGCCTGAACTGGTAAATCGCCAATTTGTTCCGTCACTAAATGCGGTCATTGCTCCGATGCTACTGGTGCTCAAATAGACAAATTGGGCGGCCGGGTTGGCATTTGGCAAGGTTCCAGGAATATATGTGGGTAAAACCAATTGACTTGGGTAGACCAGTCCTGTGGCATCAATAACGCTACCTAAATCGTAGAAAGTAGTAGGTGGAACGTCTGTAACTAGTCCTAGATCTTCGCTGGCAGTGACTATTTCGGTGACAGTTCCCATGTCACCACCAGTGGCAAATATGCTATCGCCTGATCCAGAAGTAGCAATAGTAATAGTATCTGTGGTAGAATCTGCTATAATTGTTATTCCAGAACCGGCAGTCAATGTTAAAGTGTCAGAAATTGAGTCTGCTACAGCACTGTTTCCGCCACTGACAGTGATGTTGCTGAATACATTGATTCCTGTAAGTCCGGCACCATTGCCTAAAATATTTCCACCAGTGATGTTACCAGTTGCTGATATCAATCCACCTGTTAAGATGTTTCCACCAGTTACGTTTCCAGTTACACTGGCACTTGATCCAGTGATAACACCACCCGCTACTGATGCGGCTGTAACTCCACCCGATACGCTTGCACTGGCACCCGATACCGCACCGGTTACTGAAGAGCTCGATCCGGTTATAACACCACCTATTGTACTTGCGGCAGTTTGTGTGCCAGTGACACTAGAACTTGAGCCAGTTATGACTCCACCTACTACTGAAGCGGCTGTAACAGTGCCAGTTACGCTTACTGTGGTACCAGTATGATTTGTTGCTGAAATATTACCACCTGTAATGTTGCCACTTACTGATAATGATGTGAGTGTGCCAACTGATGTCAAACTGGATGTGACCACTCCTGAATTTAATACAGTACCTGTTAAGCTATTGGCGTTGACGCTAGTGGCTGCGACACCAGTTAACGCTGACCCATTGCCAATAAAATAGCCAGCGGCAACGTTGCCAGTACCACTCACATTGCCGGATCCAAATAACACATTGCCACCGGTGATGTTACCCGTGGCACTTAAACTGGTGCCAGTCATTACTCCACCAACTACGCTTGCGGCAGTGACGGTACCAGTGACACTTGTTGAACTACCGGTTATTACTCCACCCACTACGCTTGCAGCTGTTTGTGTGCCAGTGACACTAGTGCTTGTTCCTGTTATGACTCCACCCACTACACTAGATGAAGTCACTGCGCCAGTGACACTCAAACTTGAGCCTGTAGCAGCACCAATGTTTGGTGTGGTTAATTGGGCACTGGCCTTGACTGAGATATTACCACTGCCATCAAA